CAACCCGATTAAGGGAAGGGCAGGAACTTCTCTTGAACCTTAAGAGGAGGTAAACCTATGTCTTTACGAACCCATCTTTTACAAACGGGTCTAGACGCTTCCAGTGTCTCACAGATCACCACTACCCTTGACATTTGGCGCAAATCCTGCGGTCCAGAGTGGACTGTAGAACGCATCAAGTCGTTGAAGATGTGGTATCTTCGAAGGTTAAATGGCGAGGCCAACCCAGTAATACCATGGGTCGCAACAAACAAGGATGGTACTATAAAAGGACCTCTTCGCTGTGTTTTTTGTGCGAAAAGTCCTATGAAAGTACTTGATCGTCTGGCAATGTACACTGCTTTTAAGAGTATTGCGCCAACACGTGCTCAGCGAAAGAAGTTCTTTTCGTCAGTGCGTGATTTACCAACCGATCCGTTTTTCATTCCTTATTTGAAAATGGCCTTGGAGGAAACCATTATCCCAGAATTCGAGGAAAAAACATACCATTCTTATCCCTTTTCAGGGACTAGAAGGGTTCCTGTTGCAGATTGTAGCAAAACTGTTCCAAACAGTCCTGAAGCTCTTATCGATGACTTTAGGACGAGTATTGTTTGGGATTTCCTTGATGATGAGGAGTGTGAGTATGTTATATCTCACACACTTGACAACCTCTACATCATGTTGGTACGTGATGTGGAGGAAGATGTGGAGGATAATCGGGTGGGTAGGATTGGATGTATCATGGAAAAGGGCTGCAAAGCTCGTTTTGTTTCTGTGCCGCGTCTAGTCTTTCAACTTGCCACTTTATCCCTTGGTTTCTTCTTGTTCAAATACCTTAGGAACCTTCCTGAAGATTGTACTTATAATCAGGAGAAAGGTGCCTTGTGGGTACACGAACAACTTCAGAACGGCAAGAAAGTCGGTAGTATCGATCTATCTGATGCTACCAACAACTTTCCACTCTGGCTTATTTCACGGGTTCTCGACTGGTTGCCGATTCCTGCACCCCACAAAACCACATTTATTAAAGTGGCTACGGGGAAATGGAAGGCAGATCACCTTAGAGGCCCAAAAGAGTTAAAGTGGAACAAGGGACAGCCGCTTGGGGTTTACCCAAGTTTTGCTGCGTTTGCGGTTACACACCGTACTCTCTTACGTGCGTTGGAGCTGAGGCACAACCTCAAGGATACTTTCCGGATTATCGGGGATGATGTGGTTATATCAAACCCTTTAATGTCCTTTCAGTATAGGAGGATGTTAGATAGAATGGGTTGCCCCGTGTCCGAGAGTAAAACGGTTATGCACTCTTCGAAACTTGCGGAGTTCGCAGGCCGGGTTATTCTTGAAAGGCAAGGAATCATTTTGCCGAAGAAAGTCCTAGAGGATAAGGACTCAAATCTGCTTGAACGAATTCGGAGAAAAGTCCGGTTTCAAAGGGAAGTGAAAACTCCCCTGGATCTCTTATCTGTGATCACCTCCAGAGAGAATCCGCTGGGCTTAACTCTTTGGGAAAGAGCAGCCTTTAGATCATTACTGAAGGAGGAGGAAGTGGTACACCTCGTACAAGAGGCCCGCGATAAGGAACACTATAACCGACTTAAGTACACAATTATTAATCGTGTACCATCGGTGATGG